ATTTGACGTAAGTAAGTTCAGGAAGAATATTACTAAATCCATTGATGGACTTAGTATCGGTTTTAATGATCCAACTGATTGGGTTTCAACGGGCAACTATGCTCTCAACTACCTAATTAGTGGTGATTTCCATAAAGGTGTACCGTTAGGCAAAGTAACTGTTTTTGCCGGCGAATCAGGTGCAGGTAAATCATATTTTGCTAGTGCTAACATTGTAAAAGCGGCACAAGAGCAAGGTATATTTGTTGTGTTAATTGACTCAGAAAATGCGTTAGACGAGAAATGGTTACACGCATTAAACGTAGACACATCAGAAGATAAACTACTGAAACTATCAATGGCAATGATCGACGATGTTGCCAAAACAATCTCAGAGTTTATGAAAGATTACAAAGCATTACCAGATGAAGAAAGACCTAAAGTATTGTTTGTAATTGACTCATTAGGTATGTTACTAACACCAACTGACGTTGATCAGTTTGACAAGGGTGATCTAAAAGGTGATTTGGGACGTAAGCCAAAGGCACTTACAGCACTTGTACGTAACACAGTTAATATGATTGGTGCTTACAATGTAGGTATTGTTGCTACTAATCACACATACGCATCGCAAGATATGTTTGATCCAGATGATAAGATATCTGGTGGACAAGGATTTATCTATGCTTCATCTATTGTTGTAGCAATGCGTAAACTCAAATTAAAAGAAGACGAAGAAGGTAATAAGACTACAGAAGTAAAAGGTATCAGAGCCGCTTGTAAAGTAATGAAAACAAGATATGCTAAACCTTTTGAAGCAGTACAAGTTAAAATCCCATATGAGACTGGAATGAACCCATACAGTGGACTTGTAGACTTAGCAGAAAAACAAGGACTACTTAAAAAGTCTGGAAACAGATTGCAGTATGTAGTTAAATCAACAGGTGAAGAAATCCTACAATTCCGTAAGGCGTGGGAACGTAATGATGATGGATGTTTAGACATTGTTATGGAAGATATGTCTAATTACGAAGAACCGGCACCTGTTCAAGAAGAAGAAATTATCGAAGACATAAATAGCGACATCGTTGATAACGATATTAATGATGAAGTTATGGAGGAATTAGATGAGTCTTGATTTACATTTAGAAATCATGGAAGTAATGCTAGAGCATATTCCCGATCACAAAGATGCACTTGAGGATTTTGTTGCTAAGTTGGTAGAACACGGATATGATGCAGAAGAGATTGCAGATGCTACTACTAATGAAGAAATCAAAAAAGTGTGTACGGACTATTCAGATGAAGTTGAAGTAGACGAAGAAGAAGACGAATACGAGGAAGAATACGATTGGGATGAATAATGTTGTTAGTGTCGAACCAATAACAAGTGATTTTTTAATAACTTGGAATATTGGTAGACGTTGCAACTATGATTGTATGTACTGCCCAAGCGATGTTCATAGTACTAAAGAGTCACACAAAGATTTAAAAGAACTCAAAGCCATTTGGTATAATATATTAGATAAAACTAATAGAAATACATATAAAATATGTTTTACAGGCGGAGAAGTAACAAGCAATAAAAATTTCTTACCTTTTGTTAAGTGGCTCAAAACATCATTTAACAACAAAATAACATCAATTATATTAACAACCAACGGTAGTGCATCATATGAATACTATTTGGAATTATTTGATTATGTTGATAATATTTCGTTCAGTACACATTCGGAACATATTGTAGAAAAAAAGTTCTTTGACACAGTAATTCGTTTAAGTGAAAATATTGGCAATTCTAAATTTATTCATGTAAACATTATGGATGAATACTTCAATGAACAAAGAATTGATGATTATAAATCTTTACTAGACAAACATAACATAAGCAATATTATTAATAAAATAGATTACAATAAAAAACATCGCGACACTCCTGTCTTTAAAGGAAAACTCGATTATGAATTTAAGTGATCACAAATTCTATAACTGTAAAGTAACATTTGATAACAATAAGAGTTATTTAATGGATGCTAATTTTTTACATAATGAAAAATTAGATAGTTGGGAAGGCTACAACTGTTTTGCTGGTGTAGATAGAATATACGTTGATGCAGATAATAATGTATATTCTGGATTATGCGAAAACGATTTCTTAGGTAATATAGATAATTGGAATTTATTTGTAAAACCAACTATATGCAAAAAGAAAAACTGCACAGGCTGTACAGATGATTTGATAGTTAAAAAATATAAATGAGCAAAAACGAATTTCCAATAACAATACAACCTGCTTGTTCATTAAAATGGTCATGGTCAACCATTGCACTTAGGCAAAACAGAACTAATTCTTGTCATCGAGTAACTCCGGATTATTTAACTGTAGATACTTTTAAAAACTTTCATAATACGCCACAAAAAATTAAAGATCGAGAGATTATGTTATCAGGAAATTGGCCCAAAGGAAGAGGTTGCGAATATTGTGCTGACATTGAAAAAGTTGGTGGAGTAAGTGATAGGTTAATGATGAACAGCATTCCCAACTTGTATCCAGATGAATTGTTGGAAAATAGTTCTTTAACAAATGTTAATCCTACAATACTTGAAGTTTATTTCGACAATGTATGTAATATGGCTTGTACATATTGTATGGATGGATTAAGTAGCAGAATAGAAAACGAAAATAAAAAATTTGGAAGTTTTGACAGTAATGGAGTTGTAATAGAAAATTTAGACAAAAATAAAAAAGTAGACAATTACAATCTAGTTAAAAAAGAATTCTGGCAATGGATGGAAGAAAATTCGTTGTCTTTAAAACGTTTTCATTTTTTAGGAGGAGAACCATTTTTTCAAGATGACTTCGATGACGTTATTGATTTTTTTGAAAATAACCCCAATAAAAACTTAGAGTTTAATATTGTTAGCAACTTAAGTATTTTACCTAAAAAATTCAAACAACGGTTTGATAAAATTAAAGAACTCAAAGAGCAAGGTGCTATAAAAAGATTTGATTTAACTGCAAGTATTGATTGCTGGAATGAAGCACAAGTATATGCTAGGCACGGATTAAATCTAGAATGGTTTGAAGAAAATATAAATTATATTTTAGAACAAGACGATTGGGTAAGACTGAACATACATCATACAGTTAGTATATTAACAATTGTCGATATGCCAGATTTATATAAAAAAATTAATAACTGGAGAAAGAAAAAAGATGTATATACGTATATGTGCTTAGTATCTTATATTAGTCCACATTGCGAATATTTGCATCCTAACATTTTTGGTTATCAAACTTGGAAAGAATCATTCGAAGATGTTATAAAATTAGAATATCAAGCAAAAGAACTGTATGATAATAAATGGGATTTTGATAATGAGATAAATGCTATTAAAGGTTTTATGAAAGTGTTAGAAGTAAACAAAACAAACAATTTAGAAAAAATTAATAAAATGGAGGTCTATCTGAATGAACTAGATAGACGTCGAAATACAAACTGGAAAGAAATATTCCCTCATTTAGTAATCTAATATATGTGGTATAACAAAGTAACAAGTAGTTTAGGACAATTACCTAATTTCATAAGTTATTATGAGAAAGAACTTGCTAATGCAAGAACAGATGTTGTTGTTCACGGACACGTAGAAACTAATATCAAAGAACTACCGGGTGTAACAGAACATCGTTTCCATCAACTACAGGAAATAGAAGCAGTACTGGAATACTTAAATATAGAGTTACGTAGAATAAGACGTAAACACTTTAAATCATATTTAGAAAACTATCAGCGTAGTCTATCTAGTAGAGATGTAGAAAAATATGTCGATGGTGAAGATGAAGTTGTTGATATGGAAATATTGATCAATGAGGTAGCACTGTTACGTAATAAGTGGTTAGGTATTATGAAAGGATTAGATACTAAACAATGGCAACTTGGACACATTGTTAAATTACGTACTGCTGGTATGGAAGATATCACTTTGTAATGTCTTATAAAACAACTTGGTTTAAAACTTTAAAAGGTGTTGTTTTATATGAACTTTGGCCCAACGACAGAAATGATCTATTTAATAATAACTTTGAACAAGTTTTTAAAGATCAACTAGCACAATCCGAATTAGCATTGAACAAAGGCGATAAGTTAATTGTTAACTGTTGCAATGAAGGTTTAGGACCAAACGATCTCAAACAAACAATTGCTACATTTGAACAGTACGACTTTAGAGTACTTTTTAATGCTTATATAACAGTACCGTTATCATATAGATATGAAGTGTTTGTTGATCACTTTTCTGCACATTGTGGGTTTGTACAACACATTCAACGATTAGATGTAGATTGGGAAAATTTAATTCCTACTAAGAGTTTTATATCACTTAATCGTAGACCCAGCGAAGGTAGGTGCAGTCTAGCAAAAAAATTATTAGATACATTTGATCACAACACTTTCTTATTAAGTTGTGGAACACAACACGATCCTTACTTACAAGAAAAACAAAACCTACTAGATATCATGCATCCATATACACTGCCTATTTTGTTAGATGGCAAAACAGGCGGAATGGAAGAACAACACTATCATACTAATACAGACTGGTTTAGTTGTTTTATAAATGTAGTCACAGAAACAAGTAATCAAACAGACGACGATAGTTGGAATGAGATTTTTATTACTGAAAAATCGTTTAAAGCATTCTTGTACAGACAAATTCCTATATTTTGGGCAGTACCGGGAACAGTGCAATTGCTACGTGATATGGGGTTTGATGTATACGATGATATCATAGACCACAGTTACGACACAATACAAGATCCCAATGTAAGACTCAACACAGTTGTTGGCACATTAAAAGACTTTATAAGCAAACACACATTAAACGATATGAACAATTTGAGGAAACAATTGTGGTCACGTATAAATAAAAACGTTGATTTATTAGTAGAACTTAATATGCAACACCCACAAAAAATGAAAAATTATTTAATGGAATTATCACAATGAGTTTTTCAAACGCCGAAGACAGTCACCAACACAGTTTAGAAACTTTAAACTTACTAAACAACTATGAAGAGTTTATGGAAAGTATTGAGTCTATGGTGGATATGGGTTGTGGTAAACATGGTAAAGATGTTGTATGGTGGTCAAACGCACACTTGTTAGACGACAACGACAACAAAGTTTATTACAACATTGATTGTTATGGTGTTGATATTGAAGATAAGTTTTTACCACAAGGTGCAAAGAATATTACTTTTTTAAATCACAATTTTGAAAAAACATTTAGTAAAAGACAGTTTGATTTAGTATGGTGTCACGATGCATTTCAATATGCTATTAATCCAATGGAAACATTAAAAAACTGGTGGGGTCTAACAAACGAAAGTGGAATGATATCGATACAAGTTCCAACTACAGTTAATATCAAATATAACAGACTAAGTTGTTCACACCCAAGTTACACTTATTTTAATTATACTGTTGATACTCTTATTCATATGTTAGCAGTTAATGGGTTTGATTGTAAAGATGGGTACTTTAAAGAAGACAACGAATGGGTCAAAGCAATAGCATATAAAAGTGATATTGAACCAATGAACCCTAGAACAACTTCGTGGTACGATTTAGCAGAAAAAGATCTACTTCCGCAGAGTGTTACAGACAATGTTAATAAATATGGTTTTCCTAAACGCGAAGAATTAGTATTAACTTGGTTACAAGGAACTAAGCAAATTTTATTTTAATGAAAGCAATAATAGTAACAGGTGGGTTTGACCCATTACATTCAGGACATATAGCATACTTCAAAGCCGCAAAGGCATTAGGCGACGATGAAGAATCAATATTGATTGTTGGGCTCAATTCAGATGAATGGTTATCACGTAAAAAAGGTCGCCCATTTATGCCGTGGGAAGAACGAGCAAGTATTATCAGAGAACTAGAATGTGTTGATGATGTAATTGCGTTTGATGATTACGACGATTCAGCAGTTGATTGTATATACAAAGTAGGCGACAAATATCCCTATCATGACATAGTATTTGCCAATGGTGGTGACAGAGACCACCACAATATTCCTGAAGCAGATGCTACAACACAAGACGTTACATTTGCATTTGGTGTAGGTGGTAAACGTAAAGCAAATTCATCTAGTTGGATATTAGATAATTGGAAAGCACCTAAGACAAAAAGAGATTGGGGTTACTACAGAGTTATACACGAAGTTCAAGGTACTAAAGTAAAAGAACTTACTGTTGATCCAGGACAACGACTATCAATGCAGAAACACGCAAAACGTAACGAGTATTGGTTAGTAACAGAAGGTGCGTGTGAAGTGCTAAGTCAAACAGAAAGTGGATACCAAATGCCTGTTATAAGACTAGAAAAACACGATGAATACACTATTATTTGTGGTGACTGGCATCAACTATATAATCCTTATGACAGACCTTGTAGAATCGTAGAAATACAATATGGAGAACAGTGTGTGGAAGAGGATATTACACGCATTTAACATAAATACAATACAATATTTTAGGAGATAAAAAGAATGCCAACTAGAACTTTCAAATTAAATGGATTTATAACAGAAGGTACTGCTGATATCACAGTAACTTTTAATTCAACACAGGTTTTTACTGGCAGTGTAGATAACACTGAAAGATATGAACCTTTATTAACATTTACTGCAGATACATCAGTGAACGGAGATATTGCAACAACAGTAGTTGTTAATAGTGGAAGTACTGTGTTTATTGGGCCACTGACAGCAAATTATGTTGTATATGACGGACAAACATACACAGATGACAGTGATGTTGAACAAACATATTCATCTACTGATGTCACAGACAAATACGAACCAATGAACGGAGCAAAAGGCAATTCAATGAAATCGGTTCAAATCAACGGCGAAGAATCACCAATTAGTGGTACTGAATCAACAGGTTGGGTACCTGTTCCAGTGGAAGCAGGAGAAACCTTAACTTGTAGTATGGTTGTTGACGCAATTGCATCTGCATAACACAAACAACTAGACAAATATATAAAGGGCATTAATTTGCCCTTTTTTGTGAATTTTAGGTTGACCTTTGTGTGTTTGGTAGTATAATACGTATTAACAAAACAAAAACAAAGGACAAAATGGAAACAATTACTATCACACACGGCAAGTACCGTGGACAAACAGTCAAAAATCAAACATTTGAATTAGTTAAACCTGTCCAACAAGGTAAAAAAGGACACTTTGTTACTGTGAGACCAAATGACAAAGTTGGAGTAGGCAGAGATAAAATTCGAATTACTATTACACCAAACAATATCAAAACATCTAAAACTGCTAAACCAGTTGAGTCAGATCAAGATATCATGAATCGCATTGAGGCACGTTTTGGAATCCTAGATGAGATGACCAAGGCTTCGATCAACTCAGATGTAAAAGCAATGATTGTATCAGGTCCTCCTGGAGTTGGTAAGTCATATGGTGTTGAAAGAGAATTATCAAAAGCAAATATGTTTGATCAGATTGCACAGACTAGACCCAAGTACGAGGTTGTCAAAGGTGCAATGACTCCAATTGGATTATACAAAACACTTTACTACCATAGACTGAAAGGTCATGTATTAGTGTTTGATGATTGCGATGCAGTATTACAAGATGAGTTGAGTTTAAACTTGCTTAAGGCGGCACTTGATTCAGGCAAGAGAAGAAGGGTACATTGGAATGCAGACTCTCACTTGTTGAGAAGAGAAGGAATTCCAGAAGTATTCAACTTTGATGCATCTGCTATTTTTATTACAAACTTAAAATTTGAAAACATTCGCAGTA